GCAAGTGGCAAGAAGTACGAGATGAACGAGGCTGTAGATTGAATTCTTCAGACTGGACACAACTTCCAGACTCTCCCCTTACAGAAGAACAAAAAAATGCCTGGAGGCAATATCGTCAAGAATTGAGAGATATCACCAACCAGGCAAATCCTTTTGAAGTTATTTACCCTGTGCAGCCTTCTTAGTTCTAGGCTTAGGTTTTTCTGGTCTAACTTCTTCACTAATCGTTGCTGTTAGCATCATTGTTGCTGCAAAGCTACCGTCAAAAATATACTCTCCAGCGTGAGTAATGCGAACCCAAGGAGCAGCAAACACTTCTCCACCAAGTTCACGGTATTTACGACAGAACCAGTAATCTTCTGACAACAAAATCCCATCTGAAGTAATATCAGTCTTGAAGTATTCAGTAACCATTGAATTAGGATCAAATGCTCCAGTAGAAGTATTAAGCATATAAGTACCACAGTGTGGCTTCATAAGTTCAAATGCTTCTTTTCTAATAAATAGCATTCCTGTTCCCACTTCAGTTACAGGAACTGGCTCATTCATTTTAAATGTAGTTTCGCCAGGTAGCATATTCATTGCAAAGAATCCAGAATATTGTGAAAGATTTTCTTCACCCTGCAGAGCAGCCTTACGGACATTCTCCCAGTTAATATTCTTCATTGGATAAATAGCACCAATAACTTGTTTTTCTGATTCGATCATTTGAATAACGTCAAGGTGATTAAAACCCTCGTCGCCATCAATGAACAATAGTGCGTCAGCACCAGATTTCTCAAACTCATAGACTAGATTGTTTCTAGCACGAGTAATAAGACTTTCGTTGTAAATCTTAGAGAATGATACCTGATACCCCTTTTTTGCAAGTTCAAAGGTAAGAGCCATCAAACCATCAAGATATACACCTTTACAGTTTCCCCCATACATAGGGGTAGCAATGTGTAAATGCATTGTGTCTCCATCTGTTAGATATTTAATTATACCAGAAAAATCTGGGTATGATAAACTTAATTAGGAGAAAAGATGTCAAATTTATATGCAGACTCAATAAGTAGGGATAATCCCTCTGTCATTTGGAGTCTCGACGAAAATCTTTCTGCAGTTTCATCTCTAGACAATATCAATATTACTTTTGCAACAAACCTTCCTACTACTTTTTGGGGTACACCTGCAAACGAATACGGTAATGGCATAGACAATGCTTACTATCTTGGTTCATCCTCAGCCGCAAATACTTTAAAGGCAAGTTCATCTGGAATGCCACTTGCATATGGTTCATCAAGTATTATCAATCTTTATAAAAATACTAATGCTCCATCATTTATTTTTCCTGGTTTTGGATTTTTAAACTACGATGGAAAAGACAAGAACCTTACACTTGAGTTTTGGTTAAGAGTATTACCAGAAACCCATTACCCACTTAGAATTTTAGGACCAATTTATTCTGATGATGGGCTTTATGTAAATGGACCATTTCTTTCTTTAAAGGTTGAGAATCAAATTAAACATCACTTTGTAGGTGAATGGGGTAGACCAATGCTTGTTCAGATTTACTATACATCACTATCTGCAGGATTAATTCTTAATGGTCAACAGGTAATATCTATTTTACACGATGGAACAAATCTACAACTTGTTGCAAAATATGATGATAACGGAAAAGATCAAGACTGGATTGGTATTTATGCCTATGATAATGTAACTCCAGTACAGATAGACTGCCTGGCAATTTATCCATATCAAATATCTGAAAGAAATGCAAAGTTGCATTTTGTCAAAGGACAATCTGTAGAAATTAAAGAAATTAAAAATACTACATACTCAGATGTTCCAGTAATGATAGATTATCAATCTGCTAAGTATGTGAACAATTATACATATCCAGGTGCAGGTAAATGGCAAAGTGGAATTATAAACAACCTAGATACAACAAATGGTATTTTATCTGTTCCAAACTACTCTTTACCGTCTATAATTTTTCAAGACCCAGATAAAACGGTAGCAGAATGGAATGCAACACAGCAAACTCTTACAGATCAATCAAACACAACCTCCCTTTCTGACGGAGAGATATTAGACAATGACGTATTCTTTATAATGAATCCAATGGAAACAGATGATGAATGGAATACAGATGGCTACCTTTACTTTAATAAAATGAATGTTTTACAAGATGAAGTAAAAGCAATTTATGGTGTATTTGAAGTATCTGAATTACCATCTTCAGAACAAACATTGTTTAAAGTATCAAATGCTAATTCAGAATCATTTCAAATAACTATAAATAATAACGACCTAACTTATAAGTTTGTTTCTGGATCTGTTGAAGATACAATATACACTGCATCAAATGTTGTTTCAATAAACACAAAATTTAATGCTGGAATAGATATAGATGAACTTACTCAGAATTCATCAAATAGTCAACTTAAATCATTCTTTCAAAACAAGACAGCGTTACAACTTTTTGTTGCAGGAACTGGGAGCTTTACAGGAACATTCTTAGGCAAGATTTATAAAATAGGATTTTCAAATTCTGTAAACTTAAAGATAATTCCTTCTGCCGATTTTGTAAACGGTATTGCAGACTCCGACTCAGCAACCTTTAATACTCATTGTGCAAGCTATACTCTTGTGGGAATTAATACATTTAACGAGTTCAGTCTTGACATTGCAATTAGTGGTAGTTGGAAAGACTATATCCCAGCAAAAATACTAGCAAAACAAATATCTTCAAACGTATACGACCTAGACTTTGTTCAGATAAATATTGACTATCCAGAAATATCAAATGTATCAAATGCTATTGTTCGTTCATATATTGAGTTTTCTAGTATTGTTTCTTCAATTGTTTCAGATAATCAAACTGTAAAGACAACTGTTGCAAAATCATCAAACTACACAATCGAGCCAGATGCTGACTGGTTGAATAAATTATATGAATTTGTAGACAATACAATTCTTTATTTACCAACTGGTGGATACGGATCAATTGATGATCTATCTATAGTGACGCACGTTGACTTTACTATTCCAGGAATTTTTAGAAATCCAGTTGGAATTAAAAAGTATCAGTTATCGTCACAATCTTTAAAAGACTCAACTACCCCAATTCCAATTGGAACAAGATATGGAAAAGACATTTACTCATATGGTAGTAGCGGATATAATACAAAAAATCCTTACACAGTCTATAAGTCTAGTACTCCATATCTTTATCTAAATAAAAATAGCGGCATTAAACTTGTAGGTTCAACAATTGATGGTACAAGAGAAATATCAGTTCCAATTAATCAATCAAAAAGAAATTTCTATACAGTTTGTGTAATTCAAGCTTCAATATTTCACGAACAACTTTTTGGAGAAAGTGATATAGACATATTTAAAATTTATTACTCTGCTAATGAGGGTGATAAAGTAATCACTGTAGGGCTAAATCCTGAAGCAAATCAGATTACAGGAGAAATATTTGTAAAACAAGATGGTGCAACGTATTCAAACGTTGTTGTGTATGTAGATGGTATAGAAGATAGAACTGTTAGATATAAAGAATGGCATACAATAACTTTAAAATTTACACAAAATTTAAGGTTTAACTCTGCTACAAATAATAAAATAGCCATTACAGGTCCATTCTTAATTAATAATATTTCAGACTATCAAATTAATGAAGCAAAGATTAATCAAAACTTTCTTTCAGATAATTGGCAAACAACTTCTGCTAACAATTGGAGCTACTGGCAATCTAGTCAACCTGAAAATGATGACTGGAGAAATGTCCTTTCCTCTTCAATTCTTCTTGTTCCACAGCTTGATGCTTTATCAATATATAACGCATATATTGGTAACAACAAGATTACTGGACAGCCAGGAAATGGTGATGTCTCGATAAATCAGAACACAGCAAACCTATATAGTGGTATTAGGTCGAACAGAATTGTTGTCAAACCTCTATAATATGGTATACTTGTGTTTATGAACTTAAACATTAACAATTCTCCAGATATTGGTCCTGTTATGAAGGGACAAATTGGTAAAACTAGCGTTCGTGTTATTGAAGAACCATTCTCAAATGCAGGTCTTTATATTTGGGTAAAGCCAAACGGAAAAGCTTTTACAGGTGGAAACAATGACCCACTTTGTATTGAATCAATGCGTGACGACCAAGCTAAAATTAAACAACTTACAGAAGCAGCAGCTCATTATGGTCAGTCAGAAGGCAAGGCGGTATTCTTTCCAAACCAAAGAATGGTTAGCGATGAAACAGCTTCAGAACAAGTAGATAAAATGTCACAAGGATTCATTCCTTCAGACAATGACCTTGGTGCGTTAATTGCTGCCAAACAAACAATTGATATGTATGGAGTTGACGCTTACAATGCCTAATGATGATTTGATGCGAGTTCCAATTCCAGTTAAATGGGACGATACTGTAGAAGAAGTAAACGTTTTTAAATCAATGGATCAGTTTAATAAGTCTTGGGAAGAACTAAAAGACCTAGATGGTCTTGATGTAAACTTCAAACGTCGTACATCTAGAATTGAAAAATTACAATATACCGATGAATATGTTGACTCTGCTAATGCAATACAGTCTGGTAAAGGTGATGCAAAATCAAAAAAGATTAACCCTGGAACTGTCTACCGCAACGCCTACGGTCTTTTTGACCTTATTACCCCACCCTATGACCTAAACGAACTTGCAAACTATTACGACACATCGTTTGCTAATCACGCTGCTATTGATGCAAAAGTTGAAAATACCGTTGGTCTTGGATATGACTTTGTTGTATCAGATCGAACAATGATAAAACTTGAAGACACAGAAGACAAAGAAGCAGTTAAGAGAGCACGTAAGCGTATTGAACGTCTCAAGATTCAGCTACGTGACTGGATTGAAAATCTTAATCTAGACGAGAGCTTTACAAATATTCTTGAAAAGGTTGCAACAGATTATTATGCAACAGGAAATGGATACTTAGAAATTGGTAGAACTACTACTGGAGAAATTGGTTACGTTGGTCACATTCCTGCAACAACAATGCGAGTACGTCGTATTCACGATGGTTATGTTCAAATTATTGCAAACAAGGTTGTCTACTTTCGTAACTTTGGGGCAACTAATACCAACCCATTAACCCAAGATCCACGCCCTAACGAGATTATTCACATTAAAGAATACTCTCCCTTAAATACTTTCTATGGCGTACCTGACGTAATTGCAGCCATTCCATCACTACTTGGAGATGCACTTGCTTCACAATACAACATTGACTATTTTAGCAACAAGGCTGTTCCTCGCTATGTTGTTACCCTTCAGGGTGCTCAACTTTCAGCGGAAGCAGAAGACAAGATGTTCCGATTCCTACAAACAGGTCTAAAGGGACAGAATCATCGAACACTATATATACCACTTCCTGGAGATACTGATACCAACAAGGTGAAGTTTGAAATGAAGCCTATTGAGGCTGGTGTTCAGGAAGGTTCATTCCACAACTATCGTCAGCAAACTCGTGACGATATCCTTGTTGCACATCAGGTTCCACTTTCTAAACTAGGTGGATCGGATTCTTCTCAGATTGCGGCAAGCTTGGCACAGGATCGCACATTTAAAGAACAGGTCGCTCGACCAGCCCAACGCAATCTTGAGAAGATTCTAAATAAAATTATTCGTGAGAAGACAGATATTCTAGAACTTAAGTTTAACGAACTAACACTTACAGATGAAATTGCACAGTCCCAGATACTTGAGCGTTATGTTAAGAATCAAATTATGGTTCCAAACGAGGCTCGTGAAAAACTTGGACTTCCCCAGATTCCTGGCGGAGATGATCCATTTGTAATGACTCCTCGCCAAGCAACAGATGCTCGTGCAAACAATGCAGGTAACAGGACAAGAGATGCAGAACGCACAAACAACTCTTCAGACAGTACAGCAACAGTTGCTGGACGTAATCCAAAAGGTGAAGGAAGAGCGTCAGCTTAGTAATGTTACGAAATATTAACATTCAATAAAATGTCGTGTATAATTAAGATAGTATGAGTATTCAAAAAGTACAATGGCATACCGATGGCGAGACCGTCCGTATGGATATGCCCTTTTCAAAAATAGACCAAGAGCGTAGAATCGTATCTGGTTTTGCAACTCTGGATAACGTAGATAAGCAAAATGACATCGTTACTCCAGAAGCTTCTATGAAAGCTTTTGAAGCATTTCGTGGTAACATTCGTGAAATGCATCAGCCAGTTGCAGTAGGCAAAATGGTTGCATTCAAAGAAGACAAGTACTTTGACCCTGAAACAAAGAAGTTTTATAATGGTGTCTATGTTTCTGCATATGTATCAAAGGGTGCTCAAAATACTTGGGAAAAGGTTTTAGATGGAACTCTTTCAGGATTCTCAATTGGTGGCAAGATGAACAAGTGGGAAGACGCATATGACGAGGGTATGGATAAAGCTATCCGTGTTATTAAAGAGTATGACCTAATGGAACTATCACTAGTTGATACCCCTGCAAACCAGTTTGCAAACATCCTTTCTGTTGAGAAGGTTGATGGCGTAGACGTAGTAAAGGGAGACCTAGTAGATACAGTAATTGAAAATGTTTTTTGGGATAAAGAGTCTGGAATTGTTATGATCTCACAAGAAGAAGTTCAGACCAGTCCTGCTAATGGTAATGTAATGCAAAACATTGGTTTTGTTGAGAAGTCAGATGATGACAAACTCAACCTAGTAAAGTTCTTAGTTGATAGTGCTAAAGGCATTAATACAATTGAGATAAACAAGGAGGATAGTATGACAGATGAAATTATAAACGAGGTTCCTGCAGAAGAAGTAGCAGAAACCGAAGCTGTTGAGATCGCTCCAGAGGCAGATGCCGAAGTTGAAGAAGTAGCCGTAGAAGCAGAAACTGAAGAGGTAGCAACCGAAGAGGTTGTAGCAGAAACAGTTGCTGAAGAGGTAGCAGACGAAGAGGTGTCAGGTTCAGACGAGGAAACTGTTAACGCAGTCACTGAACTCAAGGATGCCGTTACATCAGCCTTTAGCGAAATCACCGCAGTAGTCAAGTCACTTGCTGACGAAGTTGCTGCACTTAAGAAGTCAACCGATTTTGCAAATGCAAAACTTGCAGATGCAGAAGGTGACTTTGACAATCTTGGGAAGCGTATCGACGCAGTAGAAGCAGATACCGCATTCCGTAAGTCTGGCGATCTTGGACAGATCGTACAGGAACCAGCAATGGTTGAAAAATCAGTATGGGGTGGACGTTTCCTCACAACATCCGATCTACTGAAGTAAAAAAAATCTATAAAATCACTTGGAGGTGAAAAATATGTCGGAAGAAATCATTAAAAATCTACCAGGAGACTACCCTAACTCAGATGGGGCAGCCTTCTCAGGTGGAATTGGTGGAGTATCAGACCCTGGCTTCCCCTTTCTTGGAAACACAGAAGGTGACGCAAATCTCGGTCTAACTGACGGTCCTAACGCCGTTAACCCATCATCAACCGCAAGCCCACGATACGATGGTGCTGGTATCCTTCGTCCAGATCAGGCTAGACGCTTTATCGATTACGTTTGGGACGCTACCACTCTCGCTAATGATGGTCGTCGTGTAACAATGCGAGCTAACACAATGGAACTTGAAAAAGTTAACGTTGGAGAGCGTGTTGTTCGTGCAGCGAACCAGGGTGACGCATCATTCACAAACGCTGGAGCTACATTCAGCAAGGTTGAGCTTACTACAAAGAAGCTCCGTCTTGACTGGGAAGTTTCATCAGAATCACTAGAAGACAATATTGAAGGAGGTGCTCTTGAGGACCACTTGGTACGTCTTATGACTACTGCGTTTGGTAACGACATTGAAGATCTAGCGATCAACGGTGACACAGCCCAATCAGGAGACGACTTCCTCAAGATTATGGACGGATTCATTGCCACAGCAGCTGGCGATGGATTTGCACACGAAGCAGCAGTTTCACAGATCGACGCAAACTGGACAGTCGAGGATATGCAAAAGCTTATCCTCGCACTCCCACGTCGTTACCGTGCTCTTCAGACTGGACTTAAGTTCTACGCAGGAACCGATACCTTTGCAAACATTGTAAAGAACAACGGTACTGTGTTTGACGCTATTGGTTCAACTGAAGCCGCTCGTGGTTCATACCTTGGCGGTATTGACCAGACAACTGGTGGAGCTCGTCAGACTCGTGTTCTCGGTATTCCTGTATTGGAAGTTCCTTACTTCCCCAAGGACTACGTTGAGATCACATTCCCACAGAACCGTATTTGGGGTTTCCAGCGAGACATCACTGTTAACCGTTTCTACGTTCCCAAGAAGGACACAATCGAATACACCGTATTCGTTCGTTTCGGACTTAACTGGGAAGAGCAGGACGCTGTAGCTTACGCAAGCAAGCCCAGCTCCTAATCACTAGGAATAAAATTGGGGGGCAGGGGAGTAAAATCCTCTGCCTCCTTTTTAATTTGAATGCTATAATTAAAAAGAAGGAGTTTGATAATTTATGGAAATCTTAAGAGTCCCCCCATACCCAATCGTAACAACTTGGGATGTTCCAGAAGCGGAACAAACATATTTAGTTTACGTTGAGGATGTTGTAGACCACACTATAGAAACCACAGAGGTAACATCTACTGTTGATTCTCAGATTACATATTCACTCCCTCGCTCAAAAGTCCAATTCGATAGGGACTTTCTTTTTAGAATTTACGATACAGACATTTATGGAGAAATTGTTGTAGACTCAAACCTTACTGTCTACCGCCCATATGTTGATCCAAATACACTTGCAACAACAGGAACTCCATCAGAAATTGCAGAATACAAACGTTGGGAGATTATTGCTCGCTCAATGATTGACTCTTATCTTAGTAATGACTCTGCAACTGGAGAAGGATTTTATAACCACAAACTCATTGTCCAGGAAGTTGGTCAGGGTACTGACTATTTCCCAATTTGGCACAATCCAAAAAAGGTATTAAAAGTATATGAAAACAATGTACTTGTATACAATGGAGAAGATGTGTCAATATCTGTAACTGGAATTCAACCGTTGATTGATGGAACTACAATGTTTGCAACTAATGTTGTTCACGACTTAGCGGTTGGAGATACAGTAACTTTTGCTGCATTTGTTCCAGAAGAGTATAATGGAAATTATAAAGTTTCTGAAATAGTTAGCCCAGACGAATTTATAATCAAAAAAACATTTATAGAATCTGCAGATACCTATGGAACAATGCAAAGATACTGGGAGTCAAAGTTTGTAATTACTCCAAACAACTCAGCAATTATGCGTCTAGAGGTAGGTCTATATAATAGAGCAGAAAAGAAACCAGCAACACTGCCACAAGCCGTAGGAGACCTTAACTATTATGGTCAAGGCAGAGGAACTGCTTTTCCAAGAGGCGTAGACTACGTGTTCATTCTTGACGTAGGCTACAAGGCTATTCCGCCAGATGTTGAAATTGCAACAACGATGTTAATTGACGACCTTAAGTGTGGACGTAATGATTACTACCAACGTTTTGTTACACAGTACAGCACGGATCAGTTTGATATTAAATTCGCACCTGCGATGTTGGGGGGTACTGGCAATCTAATCGTTGACAAAATCCTTGATGGATATAAAGGTAATGTGATTAAGCCAGGAATTATCTAATGGCTTGCGATACCAATGACTATATGTACCCACTTCTTGCAGATGTTTACTACCCAATTGTTCAACAAGGGGCTTATGGAGATTTAAATAAAAACTGGGTTTTAGATAAAACAGTTGCTTGTGGTTTTGCTCCTGCAGGTCGTAAATCAAAGCCAATTGTTCAAGCAGGAGTTGAACTACTTCTTGACAATATCTTAATTGGTAGAACAAGATGTGATATTAGAACATCCACAAATGGAACGGTAGACGCAATAACAAATGTTTTAATTACAAACATTAGAGATATGAATGGCAATGCTATCTACTATGAAACATCTGGTATTCGTAAAGGCAAAAATACACTATTTGAAGTTGCAGGAAATGATCCAATTGTAGGACCGTTTGGTGGTAAGGTAGAATACTGGAGAGTGCTACTACGCCGTTCTGACAACCAGGGGGTTGACGTATGATAGCTGTAACATTTCAAAGTTCAATGTTTACAAAAATGATGAACAACATTGTTAACTATTCTATTGGATTTACCGAAGGTGTTCAAAAAGGCAAGCCAAGATTGTTAACTTCTCTTGCAGACGAAGCAATATCTATTCTAGAAGAATACCTTGATGCCAGTGCTAGGGTAGACCCAGCATCTTTGGCACACGTTTATGAATGGAACAATTCTGGAAATAGTTCAGCAAGACTATTTGAGCTTAATAAATTGGTATCAAAAAATAAAGTTAAAATTTTTGCAAACTTATTAACATCACAATCAATCAAGGATGGTTCAAAAGAACCATTCTATGATAAAGCTACAATAATGGAAAGAGGAATTCCAGTTGTTATAAAACCAAAAACTTCAAGTGTTTTGGCATTTGATCAAAACGGAGAAACAATTTTTACATCTAAAGAAGTTTCCGTTCAAGATCCTGGTGGAGCAGCAGCCGAAGGAGGATTCCAAAAAGCATTCTCCTCATTCTTTGATGGGTTTGCTTCACAAGCTATTCTTTCTTCTGGGAACATTGCTAACTTTTTAAAAAATCCTACAGACTATTCAAGAAACCTCAGAGCAGGTTCTGTCGGTGGTAAGATGGTTGGAATCTCTACAGGCTATAACTGGATTTCACGAGCAGGAGGAATGATTGACTAATGGCTATTTATTATCCACCAATTTTTATTAACAAATATTTGCAAGAAAAACTTGCAGTAAATGGGTTTGGGGCTGTGCCAATGTTTCCCACATACCCCAATGACTTTAGCATTGCTAATGACTTTACATTAGATGTTCTTATAGGCGGAGATCTTTCAAGATTTAGTTTCGAGGGACAAGCGGCGGTATTTGACAGAATGTTTAAGATGCGTCGCACACCATTCCCACACATTAAATGTGAACAACTTCTATACTATTTCTATGCATTAACAGAAGTAGCAGTAGTTAATCTAATTGAAATGACACAGAAAATTCAGGATCTATTGGATGGTGGAGATGAGTCTGCACAAGATCTTAATGACTGGATTAAAACAAAGGTAAGCGGAACAGTTGTAGTTGATGGAGTAGAATATAACAAAGTTACTTTTGAGGGAAAAGACTTTCTTCTTCCATACTTTCACAATATAAAAATTTATCAATTGCAAGAAACTAGAGACATCATTGACTTTGGAACTGCTCGTACATACGCAGGGAATAAAATAATTATTGACTATGACTGGCATAAGTCATAAACACTACTTATACTTATAAAGAGGAAACACCCCACCTAATTAAATAAATGAAAGAGGTGAAAAAATATGGCATATACACGTGGTGATAGCAAAAAGATTATCGTCGGTGCAGCAGCTCTCTTTACATATGAGGGTGGCGAGCTTGGCGATGCAGATCTTCCTAATCCTACAGCCAACGTTTCTTACAAAGAGTCACTTACAAGTGACACAGACTACAGAAACGTCGGATATACCAGCAACGGTCTTGAACTTATGTTCCAGCCCGATTTCGGTGAAGTTCGTGTTGACCAGGTACTTGACGTAGCCAAGCTTTATAAGCAGGGTATGCAAGTTAATCTAAACACAGCATTCGCAGAAGCAACACTTGAGAACCTTCTCTTCTCACTCGCAGGAAAGTCAACTGACGTTGACCAACTTGAAAGCACAGCAGGAGATGCTTGGAATCAGAACTGGGACACTAACTTTGTTGGTGACTTTGCAATGAATATGTCAGCAGGTGACATTGGAGAATGTCCTGTTGAACGTGGTCTTGTTGCAGTTGGTCCAGGTACAGGTGATTGTGCAGCTGGTAGTTCCAAGGAGCGTATCTATGTTGCATACCGTGCTCTCTCAATTGAGAACGTATCGGTAATGGCAAAGCGTGATGAAGCAACAATGTTTGAAGTTTCATTCCGTCTCCTTCCTAATGATCTAGCATCATATGGAAAGATTATTGACCGCACACTAGCTAACCAAGCTTGGTCTTAATAATTAAATAATCAGAACTGCTCAGGCTTCGGTCTGGGCAGTTTTGTTTTACTGTACAATAGAATAATGGCAACTAAAATATATGAAACAGCATATGTACATTTAATAGATGAAACAGAACTTTATTTAACACCACTTAAGATTAAATATCTTAGGGAATTTATGGAAGCATTTGAAAATATAAAGTCTGCTAATAATGATGAAGATGCAATTATAGCATTAGTCGAATGTGCAAGAGTTGCAATGAAGCAATACTATCCACAAATAAGGACAATAGAAGACGTTGAGGATAATTTTGACCTTCAAAGCATTTATACAATTTTAGATATTGCTGGCGGTATCAAAATTAAAGACTCTTCAGAAGAGCCAGTAAAAGAACAGGCAGTAGAAAGTGGAGCATCCTGGGAAACCTTTGACCTAGTAGCCCTTGAATCTGAAGTGTTTCTTCTTGGTATCTGGAAAGATTATGAAGAACTTGAATCTTGTTTATCATTACCAGAATTAACAGAAATACTTAATACAAAAAGAGACATTGACTATAGTGAAAAAAAGTTTCTTGCTGCTATGCAGGGGGTAGATCTAGATAAACAAACTGGTAAAGAAGATGAAATAGATCCTTGGGAAGCAATGAAAGCAAGAGTTTTTAGTGGTGGAAACACCACAGATCCAAACGATATAGTTTCTTTGCAAGGTGTAAATGCAGCAAGAGCAGGGTTTGGAATAGGTAATGGACTTACTTATGAATCCTGGGACTAGCGTATGATATAATTAATTAAGTTCAAACAGGAGGAACACAATGGCAGTAACAGTAAATGAAGCACAAGATATCGTCCTAATTGATGGTACGGTAATCTCCATACGACCCTTGAAAATTTCACTTCTTCGTGAGTTTATGAAAAAGTTTGAGGGTATTTCTGCAGTAGCAGAAGACAACGATAAGTCTATGAACATCCTTATGGAATGTGTTCAGATTGCAATGAAGCAGTACAAGCCTGAATTGTCAGCAGATCTAAAAGTACTAGAAGACAACATTGATCTTCCAACAGTATACAAGATTGTTGAAGCAGCATCTGGAATTAACCTTTCTGATGGTGTAGCTGGTCTAATGGTTTAAATTCTAAAATAGGGGTGCAAATGAATGGTTGATGAAGTTCAAGGAAATATTAATGTAAACATTGATACTTCTGCTGCTATTGCATCCTTGAAGAGATTACAGGGTCAAATCTCTCAATTCCACACCAGTATGGCTAAGGGTGGAGCATCCGCCAACCGTGAAGCAGCACTTCTTCAACAAAACTTAATTAACAGCATTAATAAGACTGGTCAGTTCTCTGCCAGTATGACAAAGGTTGCCTCATCAACTGAAGCTTTTACAACAGCACTTGAAAGTAATAAGTTGTCGATGGGGCAACATTTTCGTTATGCAATGGCTTCTACTAAAACATTTGGTAAAGGATTTGCTAACGAGTTTAATACAATTCAAAAGGTAGCAGAGTCTAGAGTACGTACACTACAAACACAGTTCATCGGTTTAGGTAGAGATGCCAACGGTGCTTTGTCAGCAATTAAGGTAAGACCACTTACTCTTGATATGAATGATCTTTCTACAAGGACACAAATTGCTGCACAAAAAGCACAGATTTTTAATAAACTTGTTAATCAAGGTGCAACCAATCTTCTAAACTGGGGTAAGAATACACAGTGGGCTGGTCGTCAGCTTATGGTTGGTTTTACAATTCCGCTTACAATTTTTGCTTCTACCGCTTCCAAAGCATTTATGGAAATGGAAAAACAAGTAATTGCATTCAAGCGTGTTTACGGAGACTTTAGCACAACTAAAAAACAAACAGATGATATGGCAGAATCTGTTAAAGCTCTTGCCAATGAATTTACTCAATATGGTATTGCTGTAAAAGATACTATGAGTCTTGCAGCTAAGGCTGCTGCTATGGGTAAAACTGGTGCAGACCTTACAGCACAAATTAGAGAAACTTCTAGACTGGCTGTTCTTGGTCAGGTAGATCAACAGCAAGCTCTTGACACTACTATTTCACTTACCAATGCATTTGGTCTTGCTGCTGATGAACTTGCTGGAAAGATTGACTTCCTTAACGCAGTTGAAAACCAAACGGTAACATCTATTGAAGACCTTACTATTGCTATTCCAAAAGCTGGTCCTGTTGTTAAACAACTTGGCGGTAACGTAGAAGACTTGTCATTCCTTCTTACAGCTATGCGTGAAGGTGGTATTAACGCTTCTGAAGGTGCTAACGCACTCAAGTCTGGTATTGCTGCACTTATTAATCCAACTAAAGCAGCATCAGATATGCTTGCAGGGTATGGTATTAATGTAACCAACATTGTTAATTCTAATAAGGGAGATGTTAAAGGACTCATTACAGAGTTTGCAACAGCACTAGATGACCTTGATCCATTATCAAGAGCAAAAGCAATTGAGCAAATGTTTGGTAAATTCCAGTTCTCACGTATTTCAACATTATTCCAGAACGTAATTAAAGAAGGTAGCCAGGCAAGCCAAGTTCTTAAACTTGCTAATTCTTCTAGTCAAGAACTAGCTATCTTATCACAACGAGAACTTTCAAAAGTTTCAGAATCAACAACGTATAAATTTGAAAAAGCAATTACCGACTTCCAAACCGCACTTGCTCCAGTTGGAGAGCAGTTTCTTAAACTGGTAACTCCCATTATTGAATTCGGTACAAAGATGCTTGAAAAGTTTAATGGTCTTGATGATGGAGTTAAGGGATTTATTACAACAATTGTTGCAGGTGTTGGTGTAGTTGGACCAGTACTCCTGATGACTATTGGTTTGTTTGCCAATGCTGTTGCCAACATTATTTCAGTAGTACAGTTCCTTAGAAGTACATTCAGCGGTGCAGCAAGCGGTAGCAAAAATGTTGCAACTCAAACAGAATATATGACACAGGCACAACTTGTTGCAGAAGCAGCAGCTGCTGGTCTAAACCAAACACACTCAAGACTTATTCAAACATACAACGTTGAAGCAGGTGCTTTAGCAAACCTCACACGAGCATATGAGACTACCGCACGTGCAGCAGGTCTACCAATTGGTAGAGGTGGAGCAGCAATGCCAAGAGGGAAGAAGTATGCCTCTGGTGTGGTGTCAGTACCTGGTCCCAAGGGGGCAGGGGATGTAGTACCAGCAATGCTTTCACCAGGAGAAGCAGTCATTCCTGCTGATATGGCTAAGAAGTACGGCGGTTTGATTAATGGAATGATTAGCAATAGCATTCCTGGATATGCTAGGGGTACTGGAAAAGTTGGACTTTCAGATCAAATTCGTAATCAAGGTTTACAAAAAGCTCCACCATTAGTTGCCGCACAAACTAGAAAAATGGTTTGGGATACTTTAGATGCAGAACTTAAGGCTATGGATAAAGCTGCAAGAGCAGCAGATCCAAATGTTACAGAAAAACAAATGCAAAGCTTAAGGTTAAAAAATGCATCTCACATAAAACCAGATACCGAAGCCGTTAACTTTAATGGACAAACTGGAAATATTAAAAACTGGAGAGCCGCAAATATTATGCCAGATCTTGGTGCAGTAAATAATTATTTACAAACTGTACAATCAAGTCCAAAAATTATGACAGGCTTTTTAGACAATGTAGATAAAGTTGCAAAAGAGTTAGGAATGACAGTAAAAGAAGTTAAAGCGGAAGCTGTTAAAATTGCAAAAGGTGAACATCCAACAACAAGGTCTGCAGCAAAAGTTCTTTCTGCAATAGCTAAATCGGACACATCAAGCTCAAAATATAGAACTGCAGCAGTATCGGGAGTTTTAAATACTAGACTTCGTGGAAACTATTATGAAACTTTAGGTCAAAGAAAATATGACCCATCATTAGATGAAAAAGCAGCAAAAACTAGAACAAGTAAAATTGAAAACTTAAGAAAAAAGGTAGAAGCTGAGACTGGTGTAAAGTCTAAAAATACTCAAACTTTAACTCCTGCAGAAAAACGAAAAGCTACCATAGCAGCTAAAAAAGAAGCAGCGGCTAGGGCTGCCGCAGAGTCACAAGCAAAACGTGATGCAACAAATGCTAGAGCTCGTGAACGTTATGCTGCTAATAAAGCAGCTTTAGCACCAGCACCAAAGAAACCAAGCATTGGCTCACGTATTGCTAGTGGTGTTAAGAGTATGGGCGGTATGGGAATTGGTATGGGTGTTTCATTAGCTGGTGGAGCAGTAAGTATGATTCCTGGTATGCAAGAAATTGGTATGGGAATGTCAATGCTTGGTCCACTATTTATGATGTTTCCCCCACAAGTTGCTGGTGTAATTGCGGCGGTAGCACTATTAGGATTTGGAGTTTACAAACTAATAGAAGCACAAGAAGAACAACGTAAAAAAGCTATTGAATTAGCTAATGCGTCTACAATGAGTCAAGCTGCACTTGAACAAATGTCTGAAGATTTTGGAACAGTAAGCGTTACACAAGCAAGAAAATCTGAACAAGATGCAAGACTAACAAAAGTAACAGAAGAACAAATGACTGCTGGACAACAATATATTACTGAAATGGAGTCTGGCAAAAAACTTCTTGCTGGTGTTAAAGCACAACAAGCTGCAGGAGTATCAACTTCAGAAATTGGTCAAAATGTTGCTAGTAATTTAGCAACTGCTGTAGCACAACAAGTAATTAGTAAAGAACAGGGAAATGCAATTATTGCTGCCCTTGGTGCAGCAACTGGTAATTTTGGAATTAGTGGTTCTGCTGGTTCACAATTTCAATCATATACAAGAGATTTAACACAAACTGCTAACGCAGTATCTCAGGCAACACTAAATAGTATTAGAGGACAAACAAAAAATTCTACTTCTATGGCAACAACATCATCTTCTGGCGTTTTATCATATGACGCTGCACCGACATTACTTGATCCAAATGGAGCAAGACAATTATCTACAAAGAGCGTTAATGCATATAGTCAAGCAGTAGGTGGAATTGATAGTATTAATGCAGTATATGATGCAAAAGTTAAAGAAGCAAAAACTCAAGATCAAATAAATAAACTTGAAGATCAAAGAGCTAGTGCATTAAAAATTCAAAAGCAACTGGCTACTGATATTTATGCAGAAGTTAAAAAACAAAAAGATATAATTACTGATACAGAATTTAGTGCAAATTTCTTAACTAGTATTAAAGAAACTTTTGGTGTAGAAAGCGATGCTTATAAAACTGCAGAAAACATTAATCAGCTTGGATCTGAAGATAAAGATTTTAAATTAAGACTTCAAACACAGTTACAGTCTGGAACATTAAGTTCACAATCTATAGAAACTTTATTGCAGTATGGTAAAGAAAATAAAACTTTTGGTGCTGCATATGATCTTGCAATTACTAAGCACGGTGAAGCAGACACACTAGACTTAATATCTTATGCTCAATATGCTAGTGCAACACCACAAACAATTGATTTACTAATCAATGCCTATTCGACAATGGATCCAGAAACTGCAAAACTTGTTAGTTTAGGTGTACAGGGTGTTGCTTCAGTTGGAGTAAATATTAATGGTATAGATGAAGCTAAATTAAAAGAGCTTGGTTCTTTGGTAAAAGAAATTGGAGATAAGAAAGAAGTTTCTCTTAATTTCATAAGAACAAAAGCTGGCACACAAATTTACAATGATTGGAAAACTGTTCTTAAAAATAGGAAAATGACTGCATCTCTTTTGATTAAAGTATCTGCTATTGGAGATATTGGAATTTTAAAAGAATATTTAAGAGCAAAAGGCATTGTAACTTCGGCTGGAGGATTGAGCACAACAGCAGATGCTTTAACTAAGGGTGGCTTATTGCCAAATCCAAATGCAGTAAGAAGATGGGCGATTCAACAAGATAGAATGAATAATCCAGGTGGTGGCATTACTCCTCCAACCACTCCAGGTCCTGGAGGCGGTGGCGGTAGTGCTACTTCTACAACAGATCCACTAATGGCAAGACTTCAAGCCAGACTAGCTAAACAGAATGCACTCTTAGCAGTTATTTCTCTTAAAGAAGAAAAAATAAATAAACTTTATGATGAACGTAAAAAAGCTCTTGAAGAAATTTCTGAAATTAATTCTAATATTGCAGAACAACAAAAGGATCAGTTAGACCTTGCAGATGCACTTGCTAGAGGCGATGTAGCCGCCGCAGCTAAAGCCGTACAAACTCAACGTGCTACCGCTGCAGCTTATGCACAAGAACAACAGATGAAGGCTCTCGAAGAGCAACGACAAAACGCTCTTGATCTTGTTACATTTAAAGGAAAAACAAGAAAAGACGTAGAAGCAAAAATTGACAAATTAAATATGAAAATTGCAAAACGTGAATATAGAACTCTTGGCAGAGCTAGTGGCGGTATGATTACTGGACCAGGAACAGGAACCTCTGATTCAATTCCTGCTAGACTATCAAATGGTGAGTATGTTATCAATGCTAAGTCTGTACAAAAAATTGGAATTCCATTTTTAAATGCAATTAATGCTCAAGGATTTGCCAATGGTGGAATGGTAAATCTTGCACATCTTACTAAAGATGGAAAGAGTTTTGACATAAATGCCAAAGCATTTAGTATGGGTGGATTTGTTACACCAACAACTAATAAGTACAGCCTTGGAGGAATTGCAAAAATGTCAAACGGTGATCCTTCAGCAGTGTATAATTATAGTGTAACTGTTAATGCAGCTACATCTTCAAATGCCGACGATATTGCACAAGTTGTAATGCAGAAAATTAAACAGGTAGAAGGAACAAGACTTAGGGGTAATAGATACTAATGACATACATAGACAATAGAAAAAAGTATATTCGTCCACAGGCAATGATCTGGGCAGAGAACGATACTATTGTTGATGGCACAGACTATGAGGTTGGTGCAAACACTGCAGTTGCAACAACATTTCTAATTCTTTCAGACCACAATCGTTCAGAAATTGATTTAAACACAGAACGTATTGAAAATCGTCAAAGAATGATTAATGGTCGTATGCGTTCTTTTCACGTAGCAGATAAACAAAAGATTTCTGTTTCCTGGAATATGCTACCCTCAAGAAGATTTAGCGACAATCCCTTATTTGATACAACTACTGGACAGTCAACAATGACAGGAACGTTAGACCAACATACTGTTGATGGTGGTGCAGGTGGTGCAGACTTATTAGACTGGTATGATAACCACACAGGACCATTTTGGGTATATCTTGCGTATGATAAACCAAGTAATTTTCAAACAAATCCATATGATCATTTGACAGAATACCTTGATCCCATAGAAATGTATATTGCTGATTTTTCTTATACAATAGTTCAGCGTGGTGGGTCCACCTTTGACTTTTGGAATGTTTCTGTAACGCTGGAAGAGGTTTAGTGTGTACTCTGATAGTTATCTTAAAACTCACCTTGACCAATCTTCAACGGTAGAGGTTGAGTCATTAGTATACGCAGAAATCAATATGAATGATGCTACTAACATCGATGTTATTGGTAACTATAGAAATCGTCCAGCTGTACCAGAAACAATTTACGACACATTCGGAAAAGATGGGGCAGACTTAGTTGCTTATAATGGCTATACAGATGCAGACATAGTGGTAGACGGCTCATACCTTGACGACGAAGATCTTCCTGCAAGCTTTACATCAATTAATCAAAAACAAAAACTTCTTTATTCTTTAGAAGATTGTTTTGGAAAGTTTAGACCACGATCTGGAATCAATAAAGCTGTTTATTTCCCATCAAAATATACTCATAACACTAACTCTAAAATGATGAGTCGCCCAAGATATTACATTGCAGATAAAGATGATAACTTTAAATACTGGACTTCGTTTAGAACAGAGGCTGATGGGCTATCTACAAAAGAACGAGGTATTTCAAATAACTACAATGGTTCAAGTGGATACTACATTGACGATACTGCACCATTTATTACTTACATAAATCCAATTCCAATTAACAGAATAGTTATTAAGATGCAAACGCACGTTGGCACAGAAAATCTTGGAAGTATATTTGATGGCACTGTTAGAATCCCAGATCCGTTATACGATTATGAGTACGACATTGTAAACAGAACAGTACCAATTGACTGGAAGATTCAATACTTAGACCCAACATCTAGCATTTGGGAAGATATTATAACTTTTAATGATGCTAATAATTTTCCAACACCACTGATTAATAGAGATGGATACTTAGAGCTTCAACATTCTTCCGAAGGATGGGCAGTAGCTTCAGAATCATTTAACGCATCCTCTCCACTTTTTAATGATTTTTTAAATGAAGAATCAGATCAAATTGTAAACATTCAAGGATTAAGAATTGTAGTAAATACAATGAGTAAAGAAGATGTTACGTTTGACCTTATTGAATTATCTCCTCGTCTTGCCTTAGACATAAGTTCTTTAACACAAGAATATTCTGTAAATAAAATTGCTTCAGATCTTGGGAGCAGTGGTTTGCCAGTAGGACAACTTTTAGTTTCAACAGGTTCAATTTCCATTGCAGATTTTGACGAGGTATTAAATACAAATAATACAAATAGTGTAATTGCAAACTATGTAAAAAGAAACATACAGATTAAGTTTTACGAAATAATTAAAGAAGTAGATGTAGAAGGAATATCATCATCATACTATGTTCCAATTAAAACAATGTATGCAGAATCTTTTCCAGAAATTAAAAATACTGATAGAACCGCAACCATAAACTTAAGAGACCTATATTTTTACTTTGAATCTATTACTGCACCAGAACTATTAATTACAGATGCATCTTTTAGTTACTCAATTTCTGCTTTGTTTGATTCAATTGGTTTTACTAATTACATCTATCTTAAATCAGCTGTTGATCCAGAACCAATTATTCCATATTTCTATGTTGCTCCAAATTCAACTGTTGCAGAAGTTTTACAACAACTAGCAATTTCAACACAAACAGCAATGTTTTTTGATGAAGACAACAACTTTGTTTTAATGAGTAGAAGCTATATGCTTGCTTCTCCTGGAGAAAGAAATCCAGCAAGTCCATCTTCAGAAGTTGACACAGTTTTGCGTGGCAACCCACAAGGCTCAGACCTATCAAACATTATTCAAATTGCAAGCAAAGAAAATAATGTTTTTAATGATGGAAAGATTACTTATACATCTAGATATATTCAAAAAGATATTAAAGAAATTAGGCTTGCAAATGTTACAGATAGAGACAGAGTTTTTGTTTATAGAAAGGCACTTCTTTGGGAGGTCACTGCAGACCCCACTACAAAATCTCAAAATGAAGAAACAGCCTCTCAAAGTGCTTATTCTCTATCTGCTATACCACTAAACGCTGCACTGTCTAATGCACTACCAACAGTTGTTAGTGGAGAAGTTGTAGATAATGTAATCGATCTTGGCGAAGCCATCTACTTCCTGCCTCGTTATAATGGATACTTTTATTCTAATGGAGAAATCATTCGATTTGATGCGGTAGAGTATAGCGTATCTCAACCATTTGAAACAGGGTCTATTACAGCATCAGGCATAACTAGTGGTCAAAATACAGTTACTGTGCCATCAACATCTTCTTTAAGGGTTGGTCAAAAATTAACTAAGATATCTGGAGCTGGAAGATTTGGAGACGGTGCAACAGTTCAGTCAATTACAAACCCTACTTCTTTTATAACATCTGTTAATCACGCATCAACTGGTGGAATTGAATTTGCCGCAGGTACAGGAGAGTCAACTAGATGGATTAATAACGTAGAAGAGTATCAAAAGTATTTTGCACAAGTTCCTTTCAATGGAAAAATGTACCCAACTGGTCGTGTAAGAATATTTAGTGAACCATACTATGTAAACAACACAACACTTAAAGAAGGTGTTGTAGCAAAGCACGGTAGGGGACAATTCAATACCCCTGTTATTAATCACAATGTAGGACTTCCTACTTGGGTAAACACAAATGTTTCTGGTCTACAAATGGAAGCTGGAAATCTTTTTGAAAAAACTTATAGTTCACAATTCAATCTTAGAGTTACAAATAATACAGCAACAACTACTAAAATATTTGAAATACATACAGATGATATAAAATATATTAGAGTTGGACAAAAAGTTACTGGTACTGGCATTCCAGAAAATACAAAAATTACTAAAAAAATAAAAAATGGTTTTAAAGTAAATAATACAGTAGCAGATCTTCCAGTACAAGTAAAAGTTAGTGGAATAAAAATTTACGACAGTTCTTTAATTGCTACAACAGAGCCTGGAGCTGCAGGATTTGGAAATGGTGATTCACTAACTGGACCTGTTGCTTCAGAACTTGGAAAACAGTCTACTAGAAGTGAAGTAATTAGAAATTATATTGGAACCCCCGATTCATTTTCTTCAGAGTTACAGCCAGAAACAGTTTCACCTTATGAAGCATCAAGAATTAAATCTTCAGCATTAAGTTTTACTGGTCCAACATTTGCACCAGACGTTACCCCAAGAGATTTTATTTCTTATACCTACAACGAACTCGATGCTAAATATCGTCATTTTGGTACAAGAATGAGAATCATTGGTTTAAATGAAAACAATGAAGATGTTTATCAATCACCTTCAGGAGCAATGAGTTATTTTTCATTATCTACAAATGATCCAACAAAAGCAACAATAATTAATGGTGGATCTGGTGGCATTGGAATATTTACAGATCCTGCTACTAATAATGGATACTTCTTTGAGCTGGCAGCACTAACAGTAAATAACGTAGATCAATATACTGATACAGACAATATTGCAAATATATTATTTTATAAAACGGTAAGAATGTCAAATACTAGTGAACCCATAGATCCAGCTATTCCGCTGCTTCTATGGTCTGGAAGAACATCCGTTAATGTTGACGATGGTAAATTTGCTGGGGAATATAGAATTAAAGCAGAAACACACCCAACTGTTTTTGACCTTGGAATAGAATACAAAGAGTCTTCAGATGGAGATCTTACATTTTATTTATATGTTAATAACAAGCTTGTAGGATCTGTTGTAGATCCAGAACCAATTACAAACAGAAAGCCATATGTTTCATTATTTGTTCGTGGAACTTCAAAGTGTATGTTTGAAAATGTATTTGCTGTTGCTGCTAATGAAGCATCTAACTATATTGATCCGTATGAAGTTCCAAACAGAACATTTACAAATTTTACAAGAGAGAAAAATTTTGATCCAGCATTAAATAGATACACACTTCCAGATGCAATTCAAGATTCATATCTTTCTGGAATAAGTCCTATCTCAACAAGGTCTGCTGACGTATATTTTGAAGAGTTTGGAACAATTATGCGTGAAATGGCTTACTTTAATATTAAATATGATAAAGCATACCCAGCCTTTATTTCAAAAATATTACCAAACTTTAATACCCTTGGAGGGTATTCAATTGGAGGATTTGTTTCAACTGCATATGGTGCAGAATTCTTAATATTTAATACTACCGATACAGTTTTAGTTCTAGACGAAACAACTGGTAATGCATTAAGAATTGCTGGAGTAACATTTACTCAACAATCGCAGCACGAATACACTGTAGACGAATACTTTCAAGAAAAAACAAACTTATCTGACCCATCCACATTTAACGGAGTGATATCTAATAATCCAGTATCAAATAAAAGAAGTTATCAGTTAATCAAAAACAGTAGAATAAACTATGGAAAAAATCAGTTTAACATATCAGCAGAGTATATTCAATCTTCAGGTGCAGCCGAATCATTAATGGGCTGGATTACTACAAAAATTACCAATCCTAGAAAATCTTTGGGTATTGATATTTTTGCTAATCCATCAATTCAGCTGGGAGATATTGTTACTTTAGATTACAAATCTGGAAATAGCAGTGTCGATGCAATTGCAGATACAGATACAAGATTTGTTGTATATAATATACAGTATAAGAGAAACGGTTCTGGTCCATCTATGACAGTATACGTAAGTGAAATTCCAAATATTAGTGGAGGAGATTAATGTTAAATTCAACAAATGATTTTTTGGCAGAACCAATTTATAAACAAAGAAATGCTGGTATAAAAATTGCTACCCCAGATATTTTATTAGACACTGATCGCCTGTCTATTAATACAATGGAAGAGTATACCTTTGCTAGTATTAGCGGTATTGAATTACTATCCGCATCAAGACACGACCTAATTGACAGTCCATTAAATAACGAATATACTCCAGTAGTAGACGCTGGAACAAGATTTTCATCTACTCCAGAAATACCAGTTACCGATGGCAGCAATAACATTTTTGGATCTTTTGAAATTGATATTAGCAAGCACATAGTATATGACTCAGCAAATACAGTTAGCGTAATTGACGGAAACATTGTTATTCAATTAAAAGATCTTAAACCAAACTACTATGTTGAGGTAGAAGTTTTTTCAGATGTCAGTCCAATCAATGTTATAATATAGTAGGAGATTTTATGATTACAAATAGCGGAAAACAAATTCTTGCCAAATATCTAATTGAGCAAGCACCATCTTATGCATCCCACATTGCTGTTGGTTGTGGTTTAAACCCAGATGAAAACACTGACATAGAAGACTTTACAAATGAAAAAACACCAAAGTTTGAAATGTTTAGAGTACCCATTACTTCTAGAGGCTATACAACAGAAAACGGAATATCTAAAATTATCTTTAGTGCAGAGTTGCCATCGCAAGAAGTTTACTACATTTCCGAAGCTGGAATTTTTTCATCTGGAACAAACCCAATAGCAACAGTCTCAGATAGTAGAATGCTTTATACATTTTCATCTGCTGAAAATTGGGAGTATCACAGCACTACAGCAAATGCAATTACATCCTATACCGTAGCATATAATGAAGCTAACCCTGCAGTAACAACACTTGCAAACATTGCAGATGGAGTTATTGCCAACACTGCTGCCGCACCAAGACTAAACATTCCTTTTCATATAGATACAACAGATCCACTTTTTACAAATTCTAACAGAAATCAATTTAAAGAACAGCCAAGACTACTGGATAATTCAATTATGATTAGTGGTGGACTATCTACAATTACAAATACTGCAGGTGTATGGACTGCAAATACTCAGCCGCATATACATTTAACAAATCAATCATTATCCTTTGATGTTAACTCATCTTCAGATGAATTTGTAATAGCTTTTTCAGTTATTAAAACAAATCCAGAGGCTTCTGCTCCATCATCTACAAAAATTATGATAGAGTTTTCAACTTCAGAAACAGAAGAAAATGGAGTTGGAGAATATGCAAGATTACAAGCAGAGGTTACATCAGGTGATTTTGGAACAAATAATGGATATTTTTATTTTACAAAACAAATACCTTTTTCCGAATTAAAAAGAAGTGCATCATTTGTTTGGAATGCTGTAAAAGTAGTAAAAGTTTATGTAGATATTGCTGGGGATAGGGACTATTTTGTAATACTTGACGGACTTCGTTTTAATAATTTATCCGATATGAATGCAAACCCTCTCTATGGAATGACATCTTATTCACCATTTTATCAGGGGTCTGGTGAAAACATTAAGCCAGTATTAAAAGATTCCAATACAAATAATATTATTGAAATTGAATTTGACATTGAGTTGGGATCGGTGACTTCGTAATGGCTGAACCAGAAAACATAAAGAAAAGCATTATTTATTCAGACCAGTTTAATGATCCAGACATAAACTATATTCGTTTTCGTATTCTATCAGAAGATGGTTCAAAAACTTCTCAGTGGTCACCAGTATATGTTGTAGATACCACCCCATAAACAAGTATCTGGTATACTATTAAAAGGAGAAAAAATGAAACTACCACTTCCACAACGAGGGCAACCGTTCGATGTTTCGCTTATTTCAAACATCATTACATCTATTAATGATTTATGGGATAGCTTAGTTGTTAATGCATCAAACTATGCATCTCTTTGGACAATTGAAGGAAAGAAAAGTGTTCGATCAAGTGAAATAAAAATTGTAACTGGTAGAACAGAAAACATTAATGGTAAAGTTGTAGATGGCACTATTAAGACATTCTCTTACACATTTGACTCACCATTCTTACTTCCACCAGTTGTGACTGCAACAACTCAAGCAATAGATGATTCATCACCATCAAAGAGTGCCTATGCTATTATCACATCTATTAGTGTTTCAAGAGTTGATGGTGTTGTCAGATTTGAAACAAAAGGTGAATCTAGTATTGCAGTAAACATTATTGCTGTTGGTGTATCTGTATAATGCCGTCCCTTGAGTTTGACAGGGAAGCCTACAACTCAGCCCCAATTATTCCAGGTAATAAAAAGGTATGGTTTCTTAATGGTGATTTGGTCAGGGTACATCATCTAAACAAATCTAATGGCATTATGTCTGTATACAATATCATTAAAGATCAAATTGAAAGCTGTCTTATTTCAGACTTTAAACGCAATCGTGAACGAGCATATACTGTTGGAGAAACAGCAAAGCTAGTTAATAGGAACAAGAAATATATGCCTGACCTTATGAAGCGTGGAGCAATACCACACCCCACAGGAAGCTCTAAGGATGGAGTGACAGGCTTCCAGATTAGAAGTTATTACTCTGAGTCGCAGGTCCGTGAGATTCGTGATATACTGGCTTCTTACCATATGGGTCGTCCTCGTAAAGATGGACTCATAACAAATGATGTAACACCTTCCAAACAAGAGTTGACAAGACGTATGGGAGATGGTATACTGACATATACAATGACTGAGGATGGGCGTTTCGTGCCAATCTGGTCAGAATCAATATAATCCATAGGGAGACAAATGGAAAACGACAACACAAAAATCACAGTTGCTTTGGGGTATACCCTCAATCTTGGCAACTTCCAGTCATTGCGTGTAGATCTTGGTATTGAAGATCAACGCCGTGAGGGAGAAACAGTAGGCGAAGCATTTGAGCGTGTATACGAATTCGTAGAAGCCAAGCTTGCCGAAAAGGTTGCAGAAGCTTCAGCGGAGCTTGAGAACAAGTAATGGCTGAACGCAAAGACCGTATGGCTTTGCTCAGTAGATACAGCAAGTTTCATACTATTAAGTATGAGCAAAAGCCAAACTTAAACTTAAACGTAGAGCAGTGGGCTTCCGATGCACTTATTGAGTCTTATGGAATTCACGACTGCTACGACTTACTAGAATACTATTTTGATGTAAGCCCCAGTCCTAGCTGGAAATATTTTGCAAACTATGCAGATAAAATTATTGATGCTAGAGAACAATACAAACGAGATTTAATTGAGAGAAAACAACGCCGTGAAAAGGCAAGGGAGTGGTTAAGTGAATGATTCAGAAGCAAAGCTTATTTCAGCAGTACTGGAAGACAAGCAAGCACACGTCCTGTTGCAAGCCAATGTCGATACAATTCTTCGTACTCACAATGACGTATGGACTTTTATTAGGACTTACTTTGAGCGTAATGGTACTGTCCCACCTACTAGTTTAGTAGTTGATAAGTTTCGTGACTTTACCCCAGTTCAGGGGGTAGGGGCTACTAAGCACCACTTAGAAGAATTACAGGCAGACTATCTTAACGATAGCCTTAAAGATATCCTTCGTAATGCTGCTGCAGACGTACAGGGTGGGTCTGGTATAGAAGCATTGGAGCACCTAATTACAAAAACATCAGAACTTAAAAAGAACACCTCCGCTATTCGTGACATTGATGTAACAGACATTGATAATGCAATTGCGTACTACCAGCAGGTACAGGAACAATCAGCATTAGGCATTACAGGCATTAAGACAGGTCTACCAGGCTTTGACAACTACCTTCCTGCTGGCATTACTCCAGGTCAGCTAGGAGTATTCCTTGCCTATCCAGGTATTGGCAAGTCTTGGCTTTCGTTGTACTTTGCGGTACAGGCGTGGAAGCAGGGCAAGTCACCTATGGTTGTAAGCCTTGAAATGAGCGAGACAGAGGTTCGTAACCGTGTCTATACAATTATGGGTGATGGTCTTTGGTCTCACCGTAAGCTATCTTCTGGCGAGGTAGAGCTAGATATGCTTAAGTCTTGGCACGAAAAGAATCTACAAGGTAAGCCTGAGTTTCATATTATCTCTAATGATTCTGGTGGAGAAGTAACACCATCAGTTATGCGAGGGAAGATCGATCAGTATAAGCCAGACTTTGTTATTGTTGACTATCTACAACTTATGTCTCCTAACCAGAAGTCCGACAACGAAACTGTTCGTATGAAGAACCTGTCACGTGAGCTTAAGCTTATGGCTATCTCTGAAGAAGTACCTATTATTGCTATCTCGTCTGCAACACCTGACGATGTTAATAAACTAGATACAGTTCCTACACTTGGTCAAACAGCGTGGTCACGTCAGATTGCCTACGATGCTGACTGGGTTCTTGCTCTTGGTCGTGGTACAAACTCAGATATTATTGAGTGTGTATTTCGTAAGAATCGTAATGGATTTATGGGTGAATTCCTTGTAGAAACTGATTTTGACAAGGGTAGATACAAGTATAAGGATTTTGAAGATAACTAGTTATAATGGGGTATGGAAAACCTACACCATAAGCCAATTAAAAATTTTTATCTGGATGGAATAATTCAAGACGATTCGGCTATTGGTAGATTAAAAAAAGAATACATCAGGTTGATAAAACTTGAGATGAAATTGTCAGGGTATACACCAAGATTAGACATTGACCCAGACTTCACAATAAGCTATAATCATAAGAAGAAGTATTACGAGTTTGAAATCACAATGTACGGCACATATATAGGGAAAAACAAATCACAATGGACAACAGGAATAGACGGAACACAAGTAGTTCCTACACACAAGAGCAAATCAAAAGAATCCTTGCAGGATCAGGCATAGATGTAGAATCAGAAGTAGATTCTGACTACATTATATTTTGCCCTTATCACAATAACTCACGCTCACCA